GCCCGCCTCTTACGATGGGATGCCCATATTCCAAAAGATGAGCGAGGCCGGGTTGTGCACCTTGGTAGATGACAGTCTCGGCCCCGGTTCTCGTCTTTGTGGTTTTCGATTTCCATCCCTTTTCGTACTTTCCGTCGCCGGGTGAGCTTGATTTCAGTGCTTTGACAGCGCTCTTTGCGGCAGTTTTCTGTGCCTTCTCGATTTCCGCCGGTAACATCCCGGCGAACTCGTCAAGTTCCGCCATTACTGCCTGCGCTAACTCGTCTGCTTTCATCGTGTTTGTCCCCGCGCCGCTTTTCGACATACAGTTCGAGCGTGTCGTTCGTGCCATAATATGTCCGATAAATTGAGTACTGTTTGCCGTTGATTTCCAGATTCTCCTCGCCCTGATAATCAGGTGCGAACATCGTTATTCTTAACTCTGGCTTGAATCCGTTTTGCCCACCGGCAAAGAACTCGTTAGCGGTCACACTCTGCACTCTTCCGAACACAAGGCGCTTTTCCACAGTAGTCACCCACTGCAAAATAGCGTCTTGCGTCCTCGTTTCTGTCAAAAGATAAAAGTCTACGCTTCTGTCCATGCCGTGTACCCGCTTGCCATGCCCATCTGTGCCTTTTGCTCGTCGTAGGATTTCTTAAGACGATCATAATCGGATGGTTCGCCGAAGTTCAGCCGACAGTACGTTATGACAGCCCGCCTGATCATAGGGTCCGACGTGTCTTCATTCGTTATTCCCGCCTGCGACAAATCGATAATCGCGGCAGAAATAAGGTCTTCGATCTCGCTGTCAAATGCCGTCGTCGTTATTCGGAGCGCTAACTTCACCGCATCCTTGATTCCCATCTTTTTCCTCCTTCTGGGCCAGATAGACGTCTTCCGTTATAGTGCCCTGTCCGACGTGACCGCACTTAATCGTCGAGTCCACCCACATTTCCGCGCCCAACTGCGAGACTCGCCCGCAGAAGGACAGATCTTCGCCGAACCCCAACATAGGGGCAAAAGGCAAGCCGAATTTTTCACCGACTCTCTTGATCAGGTCGGTCGTGCACATGACGCACCCGAACCCCGTCGCCTCAACCTTAAAAAGCGAATCTCTGGGATAGTCGTCATACCAGACAGCTCTCGGTGAAACCGCTCCGTCATCCATTTCGTAATACCCGCACTCTTTATAGAGCACTGGGCGGACGGGAGCTTTCCGTGTGAAGTAGATCCCGGAAACATACTCTTTTCCTTCGTCGAGCCTCGCGGAAAGTCTTTCCATAAGGTCAGGGTCGAAAGTCATGTCCGAATCAAGCCACAATACCCGGTCAAAGCCGTCTCTCACGGCCCGCTTCGCCATAGCGTTTCGTGCGTCATAAATAAGAGACGAACAGGAGATCGTGAATTTGCTCTCTCCCGGTCGTCTCATAGCCAGTAAGCTCTTCATGAACTCGGTGTGCACCATGTCCATGCACGGAATACAAATCAGTGTCTTCATCGGCTTGCCTCCTCCGTTTTAAGTCGATTAGAAAACGATCTTGGTGAACGCTTTGTCAGCGACAGCGCCCAGAGCCACATATTCGCGGCCCACAAACTTGACCAGATCCTTTTCAGCAAGGCTCAGGTCGTCGTATTTGATGGTGATCTCGTCGCCCGCCGGGAAGTTGGCCTGAGCGCCGACGCCGAAGTCGCCGACGATAGCCCATGCCGCATTAGCGGTGCCGGTGGTGGAGTAGGTCGGGAGGGTGTTGTCGTAGAACACTCTGCAACCTTCGAACGGATCCACGTTGAAGTTGCCCGCATACTGAGCCGCCTTGAACTGCGCCCAAGTTCCCTTGTTCATGACGATGACCGGGTTCGCGGCCTCATCGGACAGCTTGCCGATAGCTTCGGCAATAACGCCGACGGACGGAGTGCCCTTAACAACGCCGACGCCGACAGCGGTCGAGGTGGCAGAGGCGGTGCAGGCAGTGATCTTGCCGATCAGCTTCTCCTGAGCCAGTTTCGCGATGCGATAGGTCAGCTCATCGTAAATGTAGTCGATCAGGGCACGGCCCGAAAGATCGATTGCTTCATCGGACAGAGTGATCCATTTCTTCAGGCTCTCCGGTTTGAGTTCGACAATACCAAGGGTAAGAGCTTCCTCGGTGTTTGCGGCGGAGCCTTCAGTGTGCACATAGGCGGGATCGGCGGACAGTTCAAACCCGACGTTCAGGTTGCCGGGAATGAAGGTCTTGCGGACAAGGCCCATCAGTTCCAGACGATCCCACGCCGTCTTGACAAGCTCATCGACATAGGTCGGCACCGGAACCTGTCCGTTCGCCGGGGCGTTCTTGGACAGCAGGGCACGGCACTCGTCGTCTTTGCCGGTCTTCAGGTACTTTGCATAAGCGTTGATATATTCTTCGCTGTTTCTGACTTCAAGATCAGTCATTGTTCTTTCCTCCACGGGTTTTTCGATTTCTTCTCCCTTGCCGTTCATTACCTCAGCCATGTCAGCTTTGCGGGTCTCAATGTCGGCACGGATCTGCGCGACTCTTTCCTCAATGATGGCCTTTTCAGCCTCTAACGCATCGAGAGCGGCAGAGTCAGCCGCCTGCTCGACCTCGGTTCTCATCTCGGCTTTGCGGGCTTCGATTCCTTCGAGATCGAGTTCCATGATTTCTTCTCTGGTCATTTCAGCCAGTCCTCCAAAAGCATCTTGCGTTTCCTGATCTCTAACGCCTCAAGTCTCTCCGCTTTCACTCGCTCGATCACTCCGTCGGCAAGGTTTCGCGCAGAAATCACTGTCGCATCATTCGCGGGCAGGCTAACAGCACTCACGTCGTAGACCTTCTTCACAGACTTGATCCGTCTGGTCTCCAGAGATCTCCCGTCGGGAGCCGTCTCCGAAGTCCATTCGTCTCTGTCTCTGTTAACGGAAAAGCTCCACGACATTTTCGTTGTGTAGCCGCCCTTTATCTCCTCGAAAAGTCCCCGGCCGAGGGACGTTCCGCCAAGATCTGCACTCATCGAAAGCCCATGTGCATCAGGCTCGATGGTCAAAGTGTTGTTAGAAGTCCGGGCAAACACCCGCCCTTCATGGTCGTACTGCATGATTACGTCGGACATATCTGCGTCCTTCAGCGCATCATGATCGACGATCTCCCGGATCACCATGTCCTTGTCCTCATAGAGAACATACGGATCGTCGAAAGTTGTCGCGTACCCGCTGACCTTAAACTCTTCAGCAGGCTCCAGAATCATCGTTCTGTATTCTCTATCACTCTTCACCGGCATTTTCTTCTTCCTCCTGTTCGACCGGTTCCTCCACCGGCTCCTCTTCAAACGCCACGACCTCCTGCCCTTCGGCAGTCACTAACTTGTCCGCATTCTTAAACTCGCCTCTTATCGCACGGATGTCTCCGTTCTCAACAGGCGGATAGTTGAACAGCTCACGGGCCTCGTTGATGGTCATGACGCCCCTGTCTAACAGTTGCTGTGCCATTGTGATCTTGGCAGTTGTCGCCATGTACTGGAGTCTGTTCGCCGAGGCGATCAATTCGGCTCCGTTTGACCTCTCCCTTAACGTAAACATGGCCCGGGTCATCGCCTCCGAGAACTGGATGGCGAATGGCTCTACCGCCCCATTAAAAAAGGCGTCCAGTGCATCGCCGTTCGCCTTGTTCTGCATTACCTCATCATTGACTCCGAAATACCGGAAGACATTTTTCTCGATCTGCTCCGCCTCCTGCGGGTCTACAGTGTAAGGCGAGTATTTGATCTGTTGTATGTTCTTATATGTGTTCGGGAAAAGCAAAAGCCCGCCGTCCTCGGCATCCTTCGACAGGTTCTTCTTGGAGAACCGCTGTCTTTCAAGCTCAAGGTCTTCAGGATCCGTGAAGTTGTCCGTCTGTGCCATGAACGAATAAGATGCCGAGTTCTGCACAGCCGCCTCAACGCCTTGCCGGTTGATGTCGATGAGCTTCATGGTCTCATTCAAGGCCGTGTTCGCGTCTCCAAAAAAGTCGTGCCGGTACTGATGCTTTGTAAGAACAGCGCAAAGCCTCAACTCAACAGCCGCCGTCTCGTTTCTTGCGAACTCATACTTCAGCCACGGCTCCTTTTTGTATTCCACGATCTCGCACTTGTTCGGTAAGACCGGATAATACCCAGTCACGATCAGGTCGGCGTCATAGACCGGAACAATAAACACAGTGTTTTTCACGTCCAGAATGGTCGAAGTCCTGTAAAGAAACTGGCTCCATGTCTGCCACTCGTTCGGGGCGTGTTTCATCTTGTTTTGAAGGCTTAACC